TATTCCAGATGAGTTGAAAGACTTTGATGAACTACAAGCAAACGTATGGGTATGTAATGGTAAACTTATTCGTATGGTTCTTAACCCATTCAAGCCTAGCAAGATTCCATATCATGCTGCGCCATACGAACTAAACCCATACTCTTTCTTTGGTGTGGGTATTGCAGAGAACATGGACGACACACAAACTCTTATGAATGGGTTTATGCGTATGGCTGTCGATAACGCTGTTCTATCGGGTAACTTGATTATGGAACTAGATGAAACCAATCTAGTGCCGGGTCAGGACTTGTCATTATATCCGGGCAAGGTATTCCGTAGGCAGGGTGGTGCGCCGGGTCAAGCTATCTTTGGAACTAAGTTTCCAAATGTATCATCAGAGAATATGATGCTGTTTGACAAAGCACGTCAGTTATCTGATGAGTCTACAGGTATGCCTAGCTTTGCTCATGGGCAAACAGGAGTATCTGGTGTAGGCCGTACTGCATCTGGAATATCAATGCTTATGGGTGCTGCACAGGGCGGCATTAAGACTGTAGTAAAGAATGTAGATGATTATCTTCTACGCCCACTAGGTGAAGGTTTTTTCCGCTTTAACATGCAGTTTGACTTTGACCCAGAAATTAAAGGCGACCTAGAAGTTAAGGCACGTGGAACTGAAAGTCTTATGGCTAACGAAGTACGTAGCCAGCGTTTGATGCAGTTCCTACAAGTAGCAAGTAGCCCAGCACTTGCACCTTTTGCTAAGTTCCAGTATGTAATCCGTGAGATTGCAACATCACTTGACTTAGACCCCGACAAAGAAACCAATAATATGGATGAAGCTGCTCTGCAAGCAGAGATTATGAAAGGCTTCCAAGCACCTGCACAACCAGAACAAGGTATGGCTACTGGTAGTCCAATGGACCCAACTGGCGCAGGTGGTGGTAATATAGGCACAGGACAAGTTCCTGTACCGGGTGAACAAGGATTTAGTGCAAATGGACAAGAAGCAAATACTCAGCAGCCTCAAGCCGTTGGTGGGCAACAACCACCAATGGGAGGCATTCAATAATTACTTAGATGATGCAATTGAGCAACATCACAAAGTAATGGAGCAATCAACTGATACTGTTGCACTTCATAGGCAACAGGGTGCAATATCTGTATTACGTAGGTTAAAACAACTAAGAGATGAGATAAATGGAATTACCTAAGTCAAAATCCCCTGATGCCTTTAAAAAGTTCAAAGAGGACCGCAGTAAAGTATACGAGGCAAACAAAAATAAAGTTGTAGAACATTTACAAAAAAGAGGCTTACGTAAAGAAGCTATAGCTGCTATGTTAGCTAATATAGATGTGGAAACAGGTGGTTCTTTTGACTTTACACAAAAACAAACAATATCTGGTCGTGCTGGTGATCCTAGAATTGTAAAAGGCGGTGGTGTAGGATTATTTCAATTTGATGATTATCAAAAAGGTGTAGGTAATGAATCTTGGTATAAAGAGTACTTAGAAGATTCTGGTAAAAAAGACAGTACCGAATCTCAAATAGACTACGTATTAGATGCTATATATGCAGAGAGTGATAAAGACGTAGGATGGAAATCTAAGTTAAAAATTGGAAAAGGTGATCTTGAAGTACTTAAACAATACTTAGATACTACTGAAAATCCTCGTGACATATCAGATGCATTTGAGGATCGTTTTGAAAATGCGGGTATACCACATGCTGATAAACGTAGAAATAGAACTGATAAGTATTTTAAAGAATTATCTTCTGAACAAAACATAAATCAAGATGAACCTATACAAGATGTAGGTGAAGATATTCCTATGGAAGACGAAAAGTTTCCTATGGAAAGAGTGCAAGATATACCAGAAGAAAAAAGTATGTATGAAGCAATAAAGCCGTATGTTCCTGTACTACGGCATTTTAATGAAGGTGGAGCAGTACCAATGCAAAAACAAATGGAAATGTTTGATGAAGGTGGTTTGTCCACAAGAAAAGATTCTAGTGAAGACTTAGTAGATACATTTGAAATTACTCCTGAAATGCAGGAAAGTATGGATAAAATGACTAAGGAAGAACAGGATGCTATGCGTAAAAAACTTATTGCAGAAGCAATGAAACGTATGCTTGCTAAACCTTTATCAAAAGATATAGATTTTTCAAAAATAGCACGACAATATAATGAAGGTGGGCTTATGGATGAAGGCGGTACAGTAGACCCTGTATCTGGTAATGATGTACCACCCGGCTCTACACAAGAAGAAGTGCGTGATGACATTCCTGCACAGTTAAGTGAAGGAGAGTTTGTATTCCCTGCTGATGTAGTACGTTTTATTGGTCTTAATAATCTTATGCAGATGCGACAGCAAGCTAAGATGGGATTAAAACAGATGGAAGAAATGGGTCAGATGGGTAATAGCGAAGAAGCTACTATGCCAGATGACTTGCCATTTGATATTAATGACCTTGACATGGAAGATGAATTAGAGTATAATGTCGGTGGTTTTGTCCCCGGCACAGTACAGCAGCAGCAATATGGTATTAGTGGTATGCAACAAGCTGCAGCACCAACAACAGGCGTAGCAGCCGTACCACAGAAAGCTGCATCAAGTCAGTATGTACAGCCAATACAAGCAGCAGTACCTACTGCTCCTGTGTACACACCTGCAGAAGTTCCTACCTTTAAAGGTTTTGTAGGAGAGAATGTTCCCGGCGTAGATTTTGAATATGTAGAATATAAGAATGAAGCAGGTAATGTTATTAAAATACGTAAAAGTAAAACAACAGGTGACTTACTAGACCCTGTACCAGAAGGCTATACATTTGTAGACCCAGAGGCTACTAAAGTAGAAAAAGCAACTGTAACACCTACTACACCGCAGACTACCAGTGTACGTGAAGATAAGGGTGATGCTGACCATGCTATGAAAGAAGAAGAAATGTATGGTCCGGGTGGGGGAAGACTAGCTATTGATGGTACTATATATGGTGTATCCTTTGATGGCGTTAAGTTTGGTGAAATGAAAAGTCTTTTGGGTGGACTAGCTACAGGTAAACCTGTTCCTGATAATGTTACAGTCAATTTTAAGCGAGGCGATACTACATTTAGACTAAAGGGGTCAGAGTATAATGACCTTAAAAATAGTTTAAATACACCAGAAGGACAAACTATAGTTAACAATGCTATTGATAGAACCGATACACAAGATAGAGTAAAAGCTGTGTTTAATAAATATGAAGATGCTTTAGCTTCTGACGATAAAGCTACTTCTCAGAATGCCCAAAAAGTAGTGAATGAGATGATAAAAGAAGCTAAACGGAAAAATATTGATAAAGATACTGGAATGATTATTAATCAGTTTGAGGCTAATCGTCCAACAGGTGATGAAACATTACAAACAACTACTCCGTCAGCATCACAAACAACACCTGAACCTACTGTTGGGGAAGGGTTTGCTGACTATGCAGACGTAACTGGTGGTCCGGGACAAGATGATGCACCTGCATCAGATGGTGGTCAAGATTATGGAGGCGGCATTGATGATGCAGCATTTGATGCCTTTGAAGGTTTTAATCAAGGTGGCCTAGCCTCTAAACCTAAACCAAAGAAAACTAAGAAGATGAAGCAAGGTGGACTAGCTTCTAAAAAATAATCCACAATTCGTTGGCTACTCACTCCCCACGCCCGACAGTGTGGCTACGGTGGCCCCAACAAGGAGAATACAATGAACGATACAATCATGGCAGAAGAAATGCAGTCAACACCAAAGGCAGCATTTATGAATAAACCTTACACGCAAGAAGAACGAGTAAAGCGTGACGAGGAAGAACTAGAAGAACTGATGAAGGCACGTGAAGGTGAGGAAGAAACAGAAGAAGTAGAAGCTGAACCTACTAGCGCAGAAGAGAAAACATTTAAGAAGCGTTACTCTGACCTACGCCGACATCAACAGAAACAGGCAGAAGAATTTAAGACTGAACTAGCTGCGCTTAAAAGTCAACTGGAAAGTGCTACTAAGAAAGAAATGAAGTTGCCTAAGTCCGATGAGGACATTGAGACATGGGCAACAGAGTATCCTGATGTAGCAGCTATCGTTGAAACAATTGCAATGAAGAAGGCACGTGAGCAATCAACTGCTCTTGAAGAACGTCTTAAAGCAATTGATGAGTTACAAAACTCAGCTACGAAAGAAAAAGCAGAAGCAGCATTAATGCAGATGCATCCAGACTTTGATGACATTCGTGACAGTGATGACTTCCACGAGTGGGCAGAAGAACAACCTAAGTGGGTACAGGACGCACTGTACGAGAATGATAATGACGCACGTTCAGCAGCAAGAGCAATTGACCTCTACAAAGCAGATAGAGGCATTGGCAAAGAAACTAAGAGCAAGAGCAATAAGAGTGCAGCAGAGGCGGTTTCGACAAAGAATAAAAGAAGCAAGCCGCAAAGCAATGAAGCGTCTACATACCTTAAAGAGTCAGATGTAGACAAAATGTCTACACAAGAGTATGAGAAACATGCAGATGAAATCATGGATGCTATCCGTAGTGGTAAGTTTATCTACGATTTATCTGGCTCTGCACGATAAAAAAGAGTTGACAAGTACTTATTTATAAGTATAACTATAGTCATGTATGATGTAAACGGGTTAGCTACTTGTTTACATTGTCAATCCGCAAACGACAAAAATCTTAAAGATTACCTGATTAGCATGGCCTATTGAGTACATTGGTTGCAACCCTTGTATAAGATACACCCTACGTTAGACAGCCTCTGCAAAGAATTGTACTGTTTGCATCTGTACAATCCAAAACAATAGGAGATGGATTATGGCTTTCCCAAGAGCAGCGGGTTACAACAACTTACCTAATGGTAATTTTAGCCCAGTAATTTACTCCAAACAGGTGCAGCTTGCATTCCGCAAGGCCGCTGTTTGTGACGCAATTACGAATAACGACTACTTTGGTGAAATCGCAAACTTTGGTGATTCAGTTAAAATCATTAAAGAACCCGAAATCACTGTTAAGGCATACGAACGTGGTACTACAATCACGCCGCAAGACCTTGACGATGAAGACTTCACACTGACCGTTGACAAAGCAAACTACTTTGCATTTAAAGTTGACGACATTGAAGAAGCACATTCGCACGTAAACTTTGAGTCTCTCTCAAGCAACCGTGCTGCATACCGCTTGTCCGACCAGTTTGACGCAGACGTACTGGGTTACTTGACTGGTTTCAAACAAGCTGCAATTAGCGGTAACGCTAACGTAGTTAACAACATTGTTAACGGTACTGTTTCAGTACCAACAGCAGGTACAGATGAACTTTTGGCTTCAATGAAGTTGAATGCATCTGACTTTAATGCTGGTAATGCTGCTAACTGTGTGGGCTTGAAGCCTCGCGCATCTGAAGCTGTTCCTACTGGTGCTGGTGTTGCTAACCCACTGACAGTGATTGCACGTATGGGTCGTCAACTCGACCTGCAAAACGTGGACTCACAAGGTCGTTGGTTGGTAGTTGACCCAGTGTTTGTTGAACTGCTGAAAGACGAAGACTCACGTTTGTTTGATTCAGACTTCGGTGGTGCTGGTCTACAAAACGGTTTGATTTTGAATAACCTGCATGGCTTTAAAGTCCATGTCTCTAACAACCTGCCTTCTATTGGTACAGGTCCAGCTACTACAGGTGGAACTAATGCTAATAACTTTGGCATGATTGTTGCTGGTCATTCTTCAGCCGTTGCTACTGCTGACCAAATCAACAAGACTGAAACTTACCGCGACCCGGACAGCTTCGCTGATATTGTCCGTGGTATGCATCTGTATGGCCGCAAGATTCTTCGTCCTGAAGCACTTGTTAAT